CTAAGATCTATACCTGCACATAAAAAAACTAAAATACACCAAACATTCATGGCTAAAATAAATACCAATACTGGTGAAGATGAAGGTGTAGAAGTATAATCTAGATAAATTTTTAAAGTTAAAAATATTTTAAAAATTTATATACAATTAATATCTTTATTATATACTCCCAAATTTTTTCTTCTGTATGTTCTATGTTTAAATACTAAAATTGAATTTTTATTTTTTAAAGTTGTAACTAGTATTTAAAGATGATATATGTCAAGAAGAATGTTAAATTTTCTGAATATAAAATGCATAATTATATATACCATTTAGGTATAGTTAATTGTCCTAAAATTTTTTCGTATGATAGAAAAAATAAAATTATGACTATGGAAAAGATAGATAATATGTGTCTATCTGATTTTTACGGAGAAAATGCAAACGATATTCCAGCAGATATATACCTCAAAGTTAAACAGATAATAAAAAAATTATACGACTATGGTATAGAGTATATTGATATTACAGGATATAATTTTATCGAGTATAAAAATAAGATATGGATTATAGATTTTGAACATTCAAGAATAAAAAAAAGAAATTTCAATAAATTTATAACTACATTTTTACAGGATGATATTCAAATATGGAATGAGAACTTTAAATAAAAATTGATTATAAAATAAAAAAATTTTAGAAAGAGATAAAACTAAAATTTATTTATCTAAACTAAATAAGAAAGATCTTTTATTAAAATGTGCTGAAGCCGGATTTACATCTTGTAAATCAAAAAATAAAAGTGAGCTAATAAATTTGTCTAGAAAAGAACTTTTAAATAAATGTGAAGAACTTAAAATTTCAGGATACAAATCTAAAAATAAAACTCAATTGGTAGATTTAATTAATAATAAGAAAGAAATTATACCGAAATTAACATTATCTGGTAATGATAAACGAATTGAAACTTGTAAAAAAGTCGGTGGAGATAAAAAAAAGAAAGGTCATAAGAGAGAGGAAGATTTTCGCAAACAATACAATAAAAAAGAACTTGATAAACCAATTGAATATGGTGCGAAAGCAGATAATAATATTGATACCAATAATCCAATTTGTAGAATTCTAAAAGAAAAAATTAGTGTATCTAGTTTTAATGTAAGTAATAAGAGCGGAAATAATATTCAATTTACACTAGGACAAATACCTGAATTAGAGGATGTAAATATAACAGATTTAAATAAAGAATTTGTTTATAATCTATTTTGTAAATATTTAAAAAAAAGTAATAGTGATAAACCTGCTGATATACTAGTGTATAAAGATACAGATATTAGAAAGTGGATATTTTTTAACATAGATGACATAATAGAATATATATCTGAGAAATGTTTTTGGAGAAAATTAGATACTGGAAGAATAAAAGGTGATTTCAAAGATAATTCAAAAAAAGGACTATCTCAGTATATAACATACGAGTATCGTAAAACACACAAGAGCTATTTTCTTGGATTAAATGGTAATACAGGAAAAAAATTCATAAAATTACTTATGGATAATAATATAGGAATTAGGCATTATATAGATGATTTTAATTATTAGGCCACTTAATAATAATGATTTCGTGGCTTTCTTTTATATTGTCTTTTGTATTTTCTTTTCTATTTTTTCCGATACGTGTTTCTCCTTGACCATAAGTATATTGCCATTCAGGATATTCAAATTTACAATCATCATATAACTCTCTAATTTTTGAGCAATTATTATAAGTCATCAAAAAGCCTCCTTTATGATTTTTTAAAATTTCAGCTAATTTTAAATGATTAAAATTATTATGATGTATTGCAAAGTTACAATTAGGATACATACCTTTAAACATTTTACTATCACCTTCTAGATAATAAGGAGGATCAAGGAACAAAAAATCGTTTGAATGTTTTTCTAACACGTCTTGAAAAGATGCACAACTTATTTCTATATTTGTAAAATTCATTTTATCTATTTTTTCAATTCTTCTTTGGAATTTATCTTTGTTAATTTCATTTGAACTTGGCCAACCTAAAAACATGGGACCATATGATAATGTCATATTATAATAATAATATACTGCTTGAATAATATTATTATTATCCAACCTTGTAAGATCTTCTGTTTTTAATTCTAATTTATTTTTAGTTTTATAGTTTAAATCTTCTGGTTTTATTTTTTCCCAATAATTTAACAATACATGTCTATTATATGTAAATTCTTCTTGTGTAACTTTAAATTTTTTCAGTTCTTTTATAAAATCACTTTTATTGTGTATTAAGACATTCCAAAAGTTAGTAAGCATATCAAATATATCATAACCGATAATTTTGATACCTAACATTTGTGAAAGACATAATTCAACAGAACCACCGCCAAAAAAAGGCGACACTATTTTTTTCTCTTTTAGTTTAGGTAAATTTTCTAGTATCAGACCTATAGCTTTGCTTTTTCCGCCAGCATAACGCAAAGGAGAAATACATATTCTTTTGTACCCACCATTTTTATTTTTTATAGTTTTTAAAAAACTATTTAAATAATCTTCTTCTTTTTCATATTCAAAAGAATTTAAAATAATTGGTTCAGGTTCAACCTTTGTTATTTTATCATTTTTTTTCTTGAAATTAGTTCAATTAATTCACTTTTATTTTTTGATTTATATTTTGTAAAACCTAATTCTTCACATCTAGTTAAGAGGTCTTTTTTTGATAATTTAGATAGATCCATAGGTCTTTTATCGTTTTCAAAACTCATAATATTTAAATCATTTTTTTTTATTTTTAAATGAAAAAATGATTTATTTGTTATTAATAACTTGTATTATATTAAAATGAGTGATATAGATCCGGATAAAAATTTCAAAACTAACAAAAAAAAAGAGTATAAGAGTATAAGTACATCATTAAAGTATAAGTACACTAAAGATGAAGAACGGAATATATGGTTAGAAAATATATATCCTCTTGGTTTTATGTTAATAAATAAAATATCTGAAATTCCTTGGCATAAATACAAATTTAATGGAGAAACTGAATGTTTGGTACATGAAGAAGAAGATGAGGAAGAAGTTATAATAAAAAAAAATTTAGAAGGAAAAGCTAAGCTATTAGACTCACCATATTATGTATTTGGTGGGGCAGCGTGTGAAATATATTCAAAAATATACTCATTAACTAGTATTGATATAAATGAGATAGTTGATCCTACATCGGATATAGATATAAAAATATTTAGTCCTATATTTAGCATAAAAAATGGAGAAGAAATTATTTTTGATTTGGTAATGATGGAAAAAGATAGTTATACGCAACTTAATGATCATTTTACGGAATGGTTATTTAAAGAAGTTATGTTAATATGTTTAGCTATTGAAAAATATTTTGATACTTCAATATTTTCACTTCCAAATAAAGACGATATAGACGAATCTTATGAACTAAAAAATGCGGATATGAAAGATTATGTTGGTCCTTTATTGATATCAAGGGTTTTATTAGTTGAACAAAAAATAATAAAAATTCAAGTAACAACTAAAGTTTATGAAATAACAAACCATATGATTGAATTTTTATTACCAATAAATCAAGATCTTGAATTTGGAGGTATTAAACAAACTTACCATTACAAACCCTATGAATATAAAACTCCATACTCAAGTATTTATATTGAGAATCCTGTTAAATACTTTCAAAATCAACTAAAAGGGTTAGAAGATAGGTACTTAATATTTAGTTATGAAAATTTATATGATTATAAATTATACAATCATTGCGCTCGTATTATTTATGTATCATATCTACTTGTCTACTTAAAAGAAATGAAGTTGATAAAAGTTTTAAATCCTACCGAAGTATCTAGATTTAAAAAGTATATTACAGGGCTTAAAAACTTAAACGATATATGCAAACCTTTTAGTAAATACGATATTCAAGAAATTATAAGAACAAACATACAAACATTATTAAAAAAATGAATTTAAATTTTTGAAATTAGTAAAAAGTTAAAAAGTTAAAAAGTAAAAAAGTAAAATGGAAAATTTAAGCACGGAAGAAGCTATAAAAGTTATTTGCGAAGATTACACAAATAAAACCTGTAAAAAAAAAGATTTTATTATACAAGATTATGTCTTTAATGAGCTAAAAATAAATATCGAAATAAAAAAACATCCAAACTGGAATAAATTAGTGTTTGATTTTACTATATCAGAATATGAAAAATCCGACTATCATTTAGACAACAGAGTATATTTAAGTAACAGGGAAGATTATGAAGATTCATTTGAAACAATAGAAGAACTTATAACATTTCTGTTTGAAAATTTTAGGGATGAATATGTGTATTCAAAAAGTTTAGATGAAATAGATTCTGAATCTAAAATAAAACAAAAAGAAAAACTTATTCATGCATATTCTATTCTATGTGAAAATGATTTTATGGATGAATGCTGTGTATGTATGGAATCAAATAAAGTAATAACTGATTGTGGTCACAATGTATGTAGACCATGTTATGCCAATATAAAGTATTCTAAAACAGGAACTGGGTTTTACGAATCTGTAGGAAAAGCATGTCCTTTATGCAGACGACTAATCTAAATTATTTTTTATATCTTAATTTAAAGATATAAAAAAATTTTAATTTAAAGACAAAAAATCGCCTAGAACTTATTACCATAAAGTAATATTCTAATAAATAAAAGTGTTATCGATATAAATATAATACTACCAATAGTTAAACCAGTGTAAAAAGAAAATGGATTGGTTTCTCTATAACTTCTTTTATTTGATACATTATTTGTATTAGGAGCAGAGCTTTGAGTCTTAGTCTTATCAAAAGACTCAATTGCGTCTGAATCAGTATCACAATTTTGCATACATGTATTTGTATATTTGCAATCCAAACAATAGTTATAACATATTTTTTTTGCTTTTTCTACATTTTTTGTTTCTTGAAAAATTTCTGGAAAATAATGGGGAGCTTGATTGAAAAAAGGGGCAGCTGTTAGTCTTAAATCACATCTATCTCTTCCCATACAATCAATACTTTGGCTAACACAATCATAACAATTTTTAGCATCCTCTAAGTTTCTTACTTGATTAAGGGACCATGCACCTTCAAATGCTCCGAGAGTTTCATAACAACAATTATTTATGCAATTTACATCCTCGGGATTTGGACATTTAATTTTACAAGCTTTACAAGGATTAATTTTGAAATCAAAATCTTTATTATCAGTACTCATTTTATTATATACAAAAATAAAATTGATTTAAATTTTTAATTGTTTTGTAAAATCAAAAACATAAACTAAAGTAATGGAAAATTTTAGAATTTCTACAAGAAATAATATTAATTCGGAGATTAAACAAACTGAAAATATTATAAAAAGAAATAAAGATACTATCGATAGATTACGTAATACTCAAACAAATTTTGAGTTCAATAAAAATCAAATAGAAAAGCTAACTTTATCTCAGGTGGATTATGAAAACAAGTTAGAGATTCTAAAAAAAAAATATATTGATGTTGGTTTGGGTCTTTATGATAAAGAGTTTGTAAATAACAGACTTGAAGGACAATCTAAACTTAAAAAAGCAAATGAAAAACAAACAAAAAAGAATGAAGAATCGGAACAAAAAAAAATACAAGACAAGGAAATTTTAGATAATGAATATCAGTTAAGAAGATTTGATGGTCCATCCGAAAATCATTTAAAAAAAGAGACAGATAGATTTTTTAAATTAGTAGATAGCATTCCAAATTTTATTTTGGATAACTTAAAAAATATGCCTGCTAATAAAGGTTATATTTGGAGAGGTGTAAATTGTTATGGTGAACTACCTGTTGATGGTAAAAACACAATAATGTTTGAAAAATGCAAAAATGGTATCATGAAAATTTACGAGTATATAAATGATAAAGTATATGTATACGAAAAATCAGGTAAAGGACCAAAAAAACTTATAGAAACTATAAATAGAAATCCTTATGTTCTATCTGAAATAGATAGGCTTTTAAGTAAAATTGAAGCATAAGCATAAATATTTTTAAACTTAAATTAAGTTTAAAAATTTATCCACTATATTTATCCACTATATTGCCATTTACTTTTACATGCAACACACTCAGCAAATGTTGTAGAACTTTCATCTCCACCTCTGCATTGTTTTTGGTAGCTAAATACTCTTTTGGAACCACATTTACACTCTAAAACACCTTCTTCTATTTCAATTGGTCTAATTAAAAAGTTATCTTGCTCTATTTCTCTGTCTATCATATCGATAAAATATTTGTTTTTCCAGTGTATTTTTTCCTCCTTTATTTCTTTTAATTTTTCTTGCATATTACATGTATTTTTATATTCGTTAACAAACTGGTATATGTTATACAGATACACATCTTCAACTTTTTCATATTTTTTCAGAGCTTTTAAAGATGCCTGATAAATATTTTTTTCAAAAGTAATAATATTTTGCTCCTTAGTAAAAATTTTTTTTAAAGCATTTAATCCTCTAGAACGAAATTCTTCTTGCATTTTGTTTTTTAAAACGTATTTAATTTTTTTTTTCAATTTTAATTTTAAATCATAATATAAATGAAATTAAGTCCAACAACATTAAATAATATCATTTTATTTCTATTAATAGTTGGAGGGATTATGTGGTTGGTAGTTACACAAATTGAAGAATTTACTCTACAAAGTGATCCTAAATTGAAAGTATTAAAAGAAAAAGTTGAGCCATTATTTACAGATGAAAAAATTTATTATGGTGTACTTGAGCCTTTGAACAATAGAAAAAATATTTTAAATGAAATATCTTTATATAAAGGAGATAAATCTTATACCATAAATAAACATAAAATTTATTTGTGTTTACGAGATGAAAATGGAGAATATTATAACGACATGATGCTTTTACATGTTCTTATTCATGAAATATGTCACTGCTTATGTGATGAAATAGGACATACAGAAAAGTTTCATGTAATGTTAGAAGCATTATTGGAGGAAGCGCATAAAATGGGTGTATATAATAAAAATTACGAACTAATTCAGGATTATTGTACATATAATGATAACTAAAATTTTTAAAGTAAAAATACGTTTAAAAATTAAATATAAACTTAAAGTTAAAATTTTATTTATAAAATGTTAAGGTCTTATAGTCAAGCAGGACAAGATATCTTTGTGTATAATATTTTATATAAAGGCATGAATATCAAAAATGGATACTTTTTAGATATAGGTTGTTCTCAACCTTTCATAGATAATAATACATTTGTTTTAGAAAATTTAGGTTGGAGAGGTATTTTGCTAGATGTGTATGATGTTGCAAATGATCCAAATCATGTTGCTATAAGAGATAGAAAATCACCCTTTATTTGTGCTGATGCAACTACTATTAATTGGGATACTTTAAATATTCCATACTCTATAGATTATATTTCATTTGATATTGATTCAGCTACTATAAAAGGTATAGATAATTTTCCTTGGAAAAATTGTAGAACAAAAATAATTACTATTGAACATGATATATATCATGCTGGATCAGAAGCTAAAATAAAAATATATAACACTTTAACCGAGTATGGTTATACCTTGGTATGTGATAATGTTAAAAATCACGGAGATATGTTTGAAGATTGGTTTGTAGATACAAATGTTGTTCCTGAATATTTATGGGAAAAATATAAATGTCATAATAAAGAATACCAAGATATAGTTGATGTTGTAAGAGAACCTCAACCAGTCGGTTTCTATCCACCATATATAAACTCGTTTATTCCGTGAGAAATAAGTTTGTTATAGTTGTAAATTTTTAATTATTTTTTGATAATTAAAAAGTTTTTTATTTTATGCTATTTAATAAATGAATAAGAGTAAATCAAGAAGAAAATCTTCAAGAACAAAACCTTCAAGAAGAAAATCTTTAAGAAGAAAACCTTCAAGAAGAAAATCTTTAAGAAGAAAACCTTCAAGAAGAAAACCTTCAAGAAGAAAATCTTCAAAAAGAAAATCTTTAAGAAGAAAACCTTTAAGAAGAAAATCTTTAAGAAGAAAACCTTCAAGAAGAAAACCTTCAAGAAGAAAATCTTCAAAAAGAAAATCTTCAAGAAGAGTTTCAAAAAGTAAAGATAAATTAAAACTTGTAAAAATTGTTAAATCTCCTAAAAAAGAAAAAAAATATAGAGCTTATTTTTCAAATGGAAAGCATACAGACTTTGGAGCTCCAGGGTATTCTGATTTTATAAAACATAAAGACCCTGCTCGCAAAGAAAGATATATTAAAAGACATAGATCAAGAGAAAATTGGAAGGATCCAACAACAGCAGGAGCATTAAGTCTATATATTCTTTGGAATAAACCAACTTTCAGAGCAAGTGTAGCCGACTATAAAAGACGTTTCAAATTATAAAAGAAAAAAATAAAAAAAATATATAATAAAAAATGTCAGAAGTAATTGTTTGTTGCTCCGGTTATTTTAACCCTCTACATGCAGGTCATATAGAATATTTTGAAAAAAGCAAAATATTAGGTGATAAATTAGTTGTAATAGTAAATAATGATAAACAAGCAATTCTTAAGAAGGGTTCAAGTTTTATGCCAGAAAATGAAAGATTAAAAATAATCAGAAGTTTAAAAGTTGTTGACATGGCTGTTTTATCTATAGATGAAGATAGATCTGTTTGTAAAACTTTAGAATGCATCAGTCCAAATATATTTACAAATGCAGGAGATCAAACAAATGAAAAAATACCTGAAAAAACTATATGTGAAAAATTAAACATAAAACTTGTAGATGGATTAGGAGAAAAAATACAATCTTCTTCTTGGTTGTTGGCTAAAAATAAAATTTAAAGGTTAAATTTATATATATAAAAAATGACAAATTCAAAAGTGTTTTTAGATATTGCTATAAACAATAATTACATAGGAAGAATAGAAATCGAATTATTTACAGATATTGTTCCAAATACTGCAGAAAATTTTCGTTCTATATGCGCAGGTGATAGAGGATTAACATATAAAGGTTGTAAGTTTCATCGTGTTATTCCAAATTTTATGTTACAGAGTGGTGATATTACAAATAATAATGGCACAGGAGGTCTATCGATATACGGAAGAACATTTAACGATGAAAATTTTATTTTAAGACATGAGAAGGCAGGATTGCTTTCTATGGCAAATTCAGGTCCTAATACAAATGGTAGCCAGTTTTTTATAACTACCATAGCAACACCATGGTTAGATGGAAAACATGTAGTTTTTGGAAGAGTAATAAACGGAATGAACATAGTAACAGAGATTGAAAGTTTGGGTACTCAATCCGGAAATACATATCAAAATATTGTGATTACAAATTGCGGACAATTAAATTAAATTAAAAATAAATTTTATTATACATAATAAATGATTATATATAATATTTTAATAGGAATTTTAATTCTTCTTTTAATTTATGGTGTGGTGTTAATTATACAAAATTATAACTCAAAACCGATAATACCTGTTGGTCCTCCATTAAATCCGCAACCAATAAATCCTGTAAATCCAATTAGTCCGGTTAGTCCTCCAATATCTCCTCCGATAAATCCACCAGTAATACCTTCACCAATTTCAAGTTGGACACAAGATAATATACTTGAATTAGATAGTTATTTAAGAAAATTTTTTTTAGGTTTATTTCAAAATCAAAGAGAACCAATTAAAGATGATACATATAAGTATATAGAAAAGGATATTAGCGATAATTACACTTACACCGATTATAAAAATATTTTCTTAGATTTTTCAAACATAGAATATATTGGTTATCATAATGTTACAAATTGGAAAAATAAAACTTTCAAACCAATGTTAATTCCTTCAGATGATAATATCAATCTAGCTCTTTTTATTTTACAAAGTCTTGATGAATATCAGCCTTTAACTAAAATAAGTTTTGAAAATATTTTCCAAATCGAATTTAGCGACGTTTGGAAAGAGAAAACTCCACAAATTGCGGATTGTATATATGACACAATATCTAAGTACAATCTTACACCCACATCATATTTATTTTTAACAACTTTAATGGGTAATATTAATATGTCTATAAATTATAACAAGGATAGTTATCCTAAAGATGTAGATATCTTAGATATATCAAAAGTATTTTTAGAATTTGTAAAAATTCAGCAAGATCCTATTCTTGATTATTGTAATACTAAAGTAGGTGCATAAACTAAATTTTTTAAACCTATATAAAAGTTTAAAAATATAAATATAAATGAGTGATAATAAGAATGATATTATATGGTTAGCGAGTTTTGATATAGGTAAAAAAAATTTTGCATTCTACATAGAAGAAATAAATTTAAAAGAGTTAAAAGAAGTTGAAAATATTTCTAAATTTAAAAGATATAATTTAGATGGGACATGCACACCTGAATTTAGAAAAATATTAGATTCGGTATATATGAATGGTAAAAAAATTTTATTAAAGAATGTAGATTTAACTGCGGGTACGAATAAAAATAAGTATTTTGACATAGAATTATGTCATAATTTAATAGCTGTATTGGATAAATATTCTGAATATTTTGATAATGTATCTTATGTTATTGTAGAACAACAAATGAGTTTTGGAAAAAAAGTTAATACTATGGCACTAAAATTAGGACAACATTGCGAATCTTATTTTCTTTTTAAGTATGGGAGATTTAAAGAGGTTATTGAATTTCCAAGCTATTATAAAACACAAGTACTAGGTGCTGAAAAATTAAAAAAAACTACAAAAACAGGAAAAACAAGTTATAAAGCAGTAGATAAATCAGTTAGAAAAAAGTGGGCTATTGATGAAGCAAGTACTATTTTAGCTGAAAGAGAAGATTTTGATACATTAAGTGAACTAGCATCGATGAAAAAATCCGATGATGTAAGTGATGTTATTATTCAACTACAAGCATTTAAATATTTACATTTTATCGACAAACAAGAATTTTAAAAAAAAATAAAAAATAAATTATAAATTAAATGAACATATACATAAAAATATTGATATTTATAATTTTAGTAACTGGTATAATTTTATTTGTTAGAGTTATAACTCAACCACCAAATCAACCACCAAATCAACCACCATATCAACCACCAAACCAACCACCATATCAACCACCATATCAACCACCAAATCAACCACCATATCAACCACCAAATCAACCACCAAATCAACCACCAAATCAACCACCATATCCATATAAAACAGCACAACCAATAAAAGATTGGACACAAGAAAATCTAAATCAGTTACATGATTATCTAAAAACATTCTTTTACGATTTATATGGTTTTGATATGGATACGACTTATTACGATCAAGATTATATAAATATAGAGAAAGATATAATGACTAAGTATACTTATAGTGAATATAAAAATATATTTTTTGATTTTGTACACGCCCCTTATATGGGATTAAACGGATGGGCACCTGGTTCTACACCTCTTATTAATCCCACCGAAAATAATATACAACTACAGCTTTTTATTTTAAAAAGTTATGATAATAATTCTAAATCAATTATGCCTCTATATTTTTATTCTATACAAATTTCTAAAGTTTTAGGATATTATAATTATTTTCCTCCCGAATCAGGCGATAATGCGCCTCCAGATGTTATTTCTACTAGACAAGACTTAGAAAAGCTATATAATTATTTTAAAAATTCAAAAGATTATACATTAAGTCAAAGCATATTTTTAGCATCATTAAGATATAATATGCTTGAATCTTTTAAAAATACAAAACCACAACAAAATATTGATACTTTATTTAAGGATCTTAATTTAAATAGTCTAGATAATTTTGAAAAAATATTAATTAACTTGGAAATAATACCACCACGTTCCACTTAATTTTTAGACCAAATAAAATGCTTTATATTTAAAGTTCATCTCCCTCTATTAAATCATCTTCATTACTGCTTTTTGAATTGAATGAGAAAAAAGGTGGTGGAGGAAGATTATCCATAGGTGGAAAAGTAGTAGTATTTAAAGAATGTAATATAGGAGAAAATGGTGTCTTATCTAATTCGGTTAATTTTGCATCAATAGTCTGAAGTAAAGTATCTAAATCACAAATAAATTTTACATCCATGGCGTATGTTTCTTTTAAATTATTTAATCCATTTTTTGAATTTTTAAGGTCATTAACTAAGTTCATACACATTATTTTGTCTGAATTTTTTTTCGTTTTTTCGTAACATTTAAGTATTTCAAAAGTCTTATTTATGGTATCTTGTAAGAATGATAATGTTTTTGCTCTATTATCCTGTAATAAAGAGCGAGAGATTTGTGTAATTAAACCATCTGGTTGTATATACATATATCGTAAATTTACTTTATCTCCAATTTGTATTTTTCCTATAAATTTTAACCTACTTATAGTTTCTTTGTTAATATCCATCATCATTATTTTATTTATTCAAATTATATTTTAAATCAAAATAAAATAAAAAGTTTTATTATCATACTAAAATGTAGTATAATAATATTAGTAATATATAATTTAATAGTCTTCATCGGAATGATTTTGAATACTTTCTCCATCTGAAAGACACTCAGTTGCAATACATTTCCTGCATATAGGACATGAAACGTGTTCGGTTCTACTATTTTTAATTAGATTATGTGTGCAAATTCTACACACATTATGCTTACATCTAGTCATAACAGTATTTTTTTCCATGCAGACACAACAATCTTCAACGGAATCATGCTTAATAAATAACTTAGCAATAGTTTTTTTCTCCTCTTTCTTAAATAAATCATTTGGTATGAGAGTATCGACAATCTTGCTATATGTATAATTAAATTTAAGATTGTAAAGAAACTCAATAAACTCTTTTATTTTGTCATCTATAGTTTCATCTTTATCTAAAAAAAAATTTTTATGAAGAATAGTTTCAGTATTGAACACTACTTGACTAACAATTTTTTTTGGATAAATTCTACTATAAATGTCAACCTCCATATTGTTTGAAAATTTATAGGAATAGGTATTATAATCTATGTTACAAGAGTTATCCCAATTAGCACTTAAATATTTGTTTTTAATATCTTCAAAAATAGTTTCTTGAGCAATCTCAAAAGTAATCTCTTCATTTAAAGTATCTTGATTAACCATAATGTATGTTTGATATAAAATTTTTTATAAAATAAAAAATAAAAATCAATTTTTTTTATTTTATATACGAAAAACCGCTTAAAATTATTTCTTTTCAATAAATTTTTTATGCTTTAAAGATTGTTCGTGTTTAGTCTTTCCATTTTTATTTATTACGGAGCCACACTCGCAAGTATATTTTTTTATATCTATTTCTGTATTTTTTATAATAGGTTCTTTTATAGTTGAAACTATTTTTATTTCTAAATCATCTTCTGATTCCAGATCATTTAGATTATACGCTATATTTTCTAAAACAATTCTGGAATTAAAACCGCTATACTTGCATAATTCTAGATATTTTTTTATGTTACTATTTTTAAAAATGTCTATGAGCTTTTTATCTTCTTCTTTTTCTAACTCTATATAGAACTTACTTTCTGTAATATTACAATTATCCACAATAACAGGATTTAAATGACCTGACATATTTAATAAAATTTTAGGATTGTTAAAATTTTCAAGTTTAATATCGGAGTAAAAGGTTTTACTTGTTGTATGATAAGTTATATATTTAAAATTTTCATTTTTAGTTAGAGATAAATGTTCTTTGCCAAATTTTGTAGATGTATCCAACTTTCTACATCTACTAATTTTAAGTTTATTTTTATTGTTAATTACGCTATTTACTAAATTAATCGTTTCTTCTGTAATATGAACAGGTAGAAATTTCATTTTTTTATAATTTTTAAAATTTATTTTTGATACTGAAACTTCATTTTTATATTTACTAATTACATCAGTTATACATTCGGGGCTTATTTTTTTATTTAATAAATAAAAACAAAATGTAGAACCTTCTTTAAAATATTTTTTACATTCATTTAAATTTAGATATAATAAATCATATTTAAAAAAAACATTATGGAGTAAATCATTACCAGATTGTTTATTTGTAGATGGCCCTATCCATGATATTGGATTTATAAATAATAAATATCCGTTCTCATTTATTTTATCTACATTATAATTTATAAATTTCGTATATTGATTGGTACCCCCTTTACTTTCGCCCGTCTTTTCATCAATTTCTTCAAACGGAGGATTTCCTATTGCAGCATCAAATCCTTTTATTTTCCATTTATCTTCTACATCTAAACTTAGAGTATCACCTATATTCGAGTTAAATTCATAATCTACTCTAACTCCACATTTATATTCAATATGACATTTTAATATTTCTGTTGTAATAAATACATTTAGAGTGGTTAAATCCGCAAAATAAACACATTTAGTCATGATAACTTTACATCTTTTAACTTTATCAGGTATACTTTTTTCAAGACCATTAAAAAACATATCAAATATACCTAAAACAAAATTACCTTTACCACAACAAGGTTCAAATGTAGTATGAATACTTGTCCAGTATTCACTGGGTATTTTATAAAGCATTTCATCTACTAATTTAACTGGTGTAGGTATTTCAGCATTACGTTTTTTCTCATCTTTAGAAGGTATGAAATGTTTTTCAATTAAAGAACGCAGATTAGAGGGTGTTGCTATTCTGTAAATTTCGCGTATAGAATTAATAATATCATCATTCATATCTATAATTTGTGACATAATGTTTTTTATCTTATCATAATTAATTTTATTTAAATCAATTTTCTTTTCTTGGCAAATTTTTAAAATAATATCTTTACAGATATCATCGTCAAATATGTCTTTAAAGTTAATAATATTATATTCTCTCGATAATATAGATAATAATGGAAACATAAAACTTTTGCACATTTCAAAGGTTTGATTAATTAAGTCTTCTTTAATCTCATCAATATTTTCAGTTATATCTTCGTTTATATCTTCGCTTATATCTTCGTTTATATCTTCCTTTTCTTTTTCATAAGGTTCAATCTCAATAGGATTTGTAGATGGTTTAGGACAATCTTTTTGGTCTCCTTCAAGACTAGAATTAGTTTTCATTTTAATTAAATTTTTCCAATCTGTTTTAATAATATCTTTTAGATCATCATTACAAATAATATTTTCAAGGAGTAAAGTATCATCGATTTCTTTCATCATATTTTGAATTTCACTTTTATAGTAGGATTTAATTTCTATATCTTTAAAATTATTATTATCATAATGTAGAGGATCAAATAAAAATATATTATGTGTGTAAAGATAATAAATTATTTCATCGTTTGTCATCTCTTTTTTTGTTATTTTTCTAAAATTGTTAATTTTATCCAACAAGAACAGATAAGTTCTTTGAATATTCATGTCTACATTTATACCTATAGTTTTACCTGGTGCTTCAGTTAAAACACGTGAATACTTTTGTTTTTGATTATCAATACTATGTCCATCATCTAATGAAATTGAAACATCGCAATCATGATAAGTAATACCTGTTCCACCTTTGTTTCCTAAAAATAAAATACAGCCTTTCTTTTTATCTTCTTTTGTTTTTTTCATAATACTCTTAATAAAATCTGTGTATTTTTGTTTAATATCTCCAGTGTCTTCAACAGAATTAGAATATTCGATGTTATAATCACTCCATAATTTATTTTTTTCTACAAATTTTTTTAAAGTCTTTTGTAAACCATTAATCGTATTATTTCGTGTATTGGTTGGTAGAAAAAAATTAATAAGCAAAGGATTTTCTCTGGTTGAAATTCTAGATTTATATTTAGATTGTATTTTTTCTACTTGTTTCATAATTGTAAGTTTATTTTTGTCATTTGAAATAATATTGTCGAGTATATTTATTAACATTTCTATTCCATCTGAACTAGAACATATCTCAAATTGTTCTTCATATTTATTTTTATTATTAACTTGTTTAAGAGCAAACAAAGAAGAAAATGAAAATCCGTAAGTAGTATTATTTTTAGTATTATATTCGATAATTTTATCGATAATAGCTTGAGGTATTAAAGACTTCATAAGAACCTGTATAGGGCATTTTGAATAATCCCTATTTAAAGAGATATCATTAAAACATTCCATAAAATAAGGACCATGTCTACAAGCCATAATATTTTCAATTTCTTTGTCTTTACTAATTTCTTTCATATAGGCTTCGTCTTCAATCTCCCATTCATAAATACATAATGGTTTTATCTTGTAATATTTTTTTGTTTTGTCTGAAGTTCCAGATACAAATATATTTAGTTTGAAATTTTTATTAATGTTATCAAGGAGAATATCATCTTGATTTATTTCAAGAATATTTTTTTGAGTTTTTAATGTTGAACCGCCTATATGACATTCATCATTAAAAATAACGTCAAAATTAAGTTTCTTTAACAAGTTAGTTTTAATTTTAGTATCTTTTTTGAAAAATTGTAAAGACGAAAATACAATACCGATAAAATCTTCTTCTATAGTATTGAAATCATCTTCTTTTTGTATTTTATATTTGATATCTTTGAAATCAATATATGTATTTAAAGCCGATATAAAGTCATTAATGGTATCAGGAACACCTGTCATTATTAGTATTCTTTTATAATTATTTTCTAAAAGATATGAAGCCATTAAAAGCATTAAAATACTTTTTCCAGATCTTGGTTTATGTGCTACAATATGTTTATATTCGTTATTTTTCGTGTTATTAACAAACTTTAAGAAGGCTAGTTTTTGATGTAACTTTAATACAAGTTGTTTTCTCCCAGATTTTAAATAATTTAAATTTATAATCTCGTAGAACCCTTCAATATTATTTTTATATTTTTTAAATTTATCTACGAATACTTTTATACCTTTAATAACATCTTCTTCATCAAAGAGTAATTTATCCGCTATAACTTTATCATGTAAAATTTTATGTATAGATTTAGTGTTAATATATTTGTGATTTATAACAAGATTTTTATCTTTAACAATTAAACCTATTTTATATTTTTCTTTTTTGAAAGTATTATCAATATGAGACACATCACTAGATGAAGGTAAGAAACTATTTTTATATTTAATAGAAAATGAAACTATATATTCACCTTGTTTAATTAATATATCCGATACTCCTCCGTCTTTTGACCTTATATTTTTTTTTAACACTTCTTTTATATTTGTAACAGATGTTACCGATGGATATTCCCCTGATTTTATTTCATCATAATTAACCCCATCTATACACTTTGTTATAATTAATAATTCACATAAAGTTTCAAATCTAAAACCTTTTTCACTATCAGAACTAGTACTATTCATTATTTTTTCATAGTTTTCATTCTCACTTAAATTTATATTCATTAAAATATTATTTGCGACATCATGTCTCGATACTAACGTCTCCATTTTCAATCTTAAATTTTTACGAATACATATTAAAAAAATTTCATTTTTTTTATTTTATAAGAAAAAAATTAACCATGATTTAATAATTTTAATTTAGAGAACATAATAATATATTTTGCACTTAAACTTAAGTGTAAAATAAAATTTTAATTGATAAAGATGGGTTTTGGCACGAATTAAAAAAATTAAAATTAAATTAAATTATGATTTTACAAGTTTTAAGGCTTTTAGAGCTTATAAAATTAGTATATCACGCAATCTTACTTTGTTTGCCATTAATCTGTATAAATGAAATTTTTTAAAATCAGAAATGAAATAATAGACTAAAAATATAATAATAAATAAAATATAATATGTATTAAAATTACAATTTAACACATTTTTTAAACTTAAATAAATTACAAGAGAAGATATAAATGAACCAATAAATATACTTCTCCAATTAACATTATTTTCGTAGTTAAACGTTCCGTAAAATTCATATTCTTTTATACGTTCTTTAGGGTCTTTAATGTCTTTTATTCTATTCCTTTTTTCCAGTCGTTTTTGATCTTTATATTCCCAGTATATTGCTGTAACAAGTATAAGCATTATAAAAGTTCCAATTAAAACATCTGACATTTTTTTAATTAATTCTATGTTTTTAATTAATAATAAAAATAATATTATAATTACTACAAAAACTAATATATCATATGGAATATTTACGTAATAGGCATAAAATTCATTTAATCTAAAATAATTATTTATTGTGTTTTGTGAAAATGTTCCAAGCGCTTTTGTATGCTGATAAAATAATGTTGGATAAAATGCGAATGATTTTATTCGAATATCATCTCTTAGTAAATAGTCATAAGGTATATTATTATAGGTTAATTTTCTATATCTTTTTATTACATTTTCATTAATAGCATATGCATGTGTGCAAATTCCGTTCAGTTGATATATTTTATTATAGCTTGTTTTTTTTGTTGTGTAAAAATTTCTCATGTCTGGAACAGCGCCAAAATAAAACAAATCCCAATTATTATTTTCCAAAAAATTCACACAATAATTCAAATTTTTTTTTGTCAAACTTTCAGATACAACAATATCATCCTCTAAAATTAATATTTTTTTTAAACCTTTTTTGTATGCTTCTTTAAAAATATTAATATGAGATTCAAAACAACCATGATTTGAACCATTTGGATGCCGATCAACTAAATAATATCTTGCGGGTATTTTATACTTATTAAAAATTATATCGCAATCTTTTCGTCTTTTTATCGAATCTTTACATGATATACATACAATATCGTCAAAATATTTCCAATTCCACATTTACAAGAAACATATTTTTATTTTAAATTCTAATTAATTTAAAATATATATTGTCCTAGCATAAAGTCTTTTAACTTTATATCCACCCTCAATAATTTTTATTAAAAGTGTAATTTAAAAAGTGTCTTTCATATTTTTTCTTTAATGGTTTTTATTCCATCTTCTAAATATTTCTTATGCGCTTTCGAGTTTAAATGTTTTTTAGATTTAGATGTTTCAATTTTAAGTTTAATTCCACATTCACATTCTATTAAAGGATTTTCTTTTAGTTTCTTTTTTTCATTTTGTTTTCTATTTATTTCGTCTTTATATTTTTCACGATATATTTTCTTTTGTTCCTTAATCTTATCATTATTTTCTTTTCTGTATATTTTTCGAACTTCATTTATAATTTCTTTATTATTTTCATGATATTCTCTCTGTCTAGCCAATATTTCTTCTTTATTATTTTCATATCGTTCTTTTTGTTTAGTTAGAATTTCCTCTTTATTATTTTCATAATATTCTTTCTTATGTTGAGTTATTTTTTGTATATTATTTTCTCTATATATTCTATCTATTTCAGATTTTTTTTCTTTATTATTTTCTCTGTATATTCTGTCTGTTTCAGACTTTTTAAATTTTAATTCAATTTGACGTTCTTCAATATTTTGTGTATATTTTTCTTGTAGTTCCTCCTTTGTTAAACTTAATTCTTCTTCAGTATATTCTCTTACATATTCTTCTACATCATCAAACCAATTAATAGCATCATTCACAATATTAATAAAAAAAGAAATATCTTTATCTTGAGGTAAAATAAATCTATCTCTATTGGCTTTTTCTCTGTATTTATCTAGTTTATATAAAACCATTTTTTCTACTACATGCATATGTTCTACACTTTTACAACCTTTAGTATATACAACACTATGTTCAAAAGTTTTGTTATAAGATGTTAATCTGTTAGTTAAATTAACCGACTCACCTATTATATAAGTTCTATTTTGTAGATGAATATCTGTAGTTAAAATATAAATACAATTTTTATCTTTATACCTAACTCTTTTTTGTTTATCTACAATTTTATCTTCTAAAATCTTTATTTGAGCATTTTTTTCATCTTCAATTTTTTGTTTTTCATTTTGTAGTCTTATTTTTTCTTGCTCTAATTCTTTATTTTTATCTAATATACTTTGAATCTTATATTCTCCTTTTTTTCTTAAAGAAGGAAGTATTTCTTCACACACGGCTTCTTGAAATTTTTGTGCAACAGGTTTATTTGAACGCATAATTAGTTTATACAATCCTGCTTCATTGATTATGCTTGTAATTTGTTTACCTCCAAGGGAGGGCAAGATTTGCTCATCCTTCCATTTTTCAGGAATTACACGAAGAGCGCTTCTATTATCTTTTATTTCTAAAATTTCACATATATCTTTTACTACAAACCAAGGTTCTTCATAAGAACCGATTACACGAATATTTTTTTCGTTGAAAGAAATTGTTTCATCAATTTGTTTTATTAATTCCATTTTTATTTATAAAATCAAATCTTTAAATAGGTATTATATTTTTACATACCTATTATAAAAAATACATACCTTTTTAGCCTTATTTTATACTTATTTAAATATAAAATAATTTTTTAATTTACAAACATAAGTCGTGGTGCGAATAATTTCTTTATCTCATCTATAACTTTTTTTCTATCTACAGAACGAAATTTATATTGTTCGAGTATGAAGTCTTTTTTGAATCTATATCCATCCTCAATATTTTTATTAAAAGCAACATTTAAAAGATCATCTATGGGATTAATCATTAGCTTAACATAATCATGAAAATCGATTCTTAATATATCGTTGTGTTGCATGAAGTAATCAATACTTTCTATTTTTTCATATTGTTTTTTATTTTTACCTGAATCAACTATAATATATTCTAAACGAGTTCCAATATCAACTCTTTGACCTCGACTTCTCATTTTTTCAGCAAGTTGAACTACCGCAGGTAGACATTTTCTATAATAATCAATCTCATCTATAGCTTCCTTTTTTAATATTTCTTTCTCTCTTTCTTTTGAATTTTTTGATAACATAGGAGCAATATAGTTTCCTATTTTTACTTTCCATTTACCTTTTTCATCTTTATAAGGTTCTGATACATTCATATTATTTATATCTCCAACCGACTTTGTTATAACATAGTCTTTATGAGGTACAGAATTAGAACACATTCTATTTAATTCATCTAAAATATAGTTTATAACATCATTTCGCGGTATTTTGTCAAATATCATAGAAATTAATTTTTCATAAATCGTCCTTATAAGACTCGCGTTATCCCTACGGGCCAGTAGCACCCCCTTTTTACCTATCTTTTTATCTACTATGCCATCTCTTCCGCAAGATCTATACATATAACGTTTTTTTGTTAGTATAAAGAACTGCCAGTATATAGCACATTCAAACTCTAAATAAATTGGAGGAGGAAATAAAGCAGATACTTCTTTTGAGACTTTAAGGGCATAATCCCAAGATTCTTCTGCCGTTTTTAAATGAGGAAAATTTATGTAATTTGAATCTGTCACTTATCTCTTCTACCCTCCATTTTAAAATGGTGCAGGTTAACGAGCTAGAGATGTTTCCACAAAAGTTTTATCTACTTTTGTTCATGATTGTCATGATAATGCTCACTATAAATAGTTTACATTAGCCCGACTGTACATTAAGCCAGCATGCTCAAAATGAGTTTAGCTGACCGCGGGTGACCCAGTCTGTAGCGGTTCCATTAATCAGTTTCCTGAAAAAGGCGTCCGACGGTCTTGTCGCATATTATCTTGCAAATAATACACAATATTGACCGTTTTCATCCCACTTGCGTGTTTTAAGGTGTCAGGAGTGACCCGACGTACCATATTACTAAAGTAATATCCGCTAGGCAGTACCAATGTGATTAGTTATTTCTAATGCTCAATTTGGATGCTTACACACCCACATCTGCCTGTTGAGGACACTATTTCGAGGTGCTCAATCCTCTATCATATCCCCGTACACTAACTTCCCCCCATATTTTTTTGTAATTGTATCAGCTACTATTTCAATATTTGTTCTTCCCATGTAAGTGCAAACCATTGCCCCTGGCATAAAGGGTAAAAGTCCTTTTTTAACTCCGAGTATTCCATACATAGAGTTCGCAGAAATTTTATAGGCTAATTGTCGCTTGTCCAACACTTTATTTAAATCATCTATATATTTAATCTTTTTATCATCATCTATATCCTTAATTAATTTTTGATTTTCTTTTATTTGTTTTCTTGTATTTTTTCTTGCATCTAATAAATTTTGTAAAATAGTTGGTACAACACCCTTTGGTTCTTTCAAAAATCTGTAGTATCTTTCTTCGCACATAGGATTTTTTGGAATCGTTTTTTTAATATCGGATCTTTCAGATATATAAGGTTTTAACGCTTCTACTTTACTATTTATTTTATCTATAAAACTTTGTCTAATATGTTTATTTATTTTGCTATCTCTTTCATCTCTTAATTTTTTTATTATTTCTTTTTCACCATCAATATACTTTGTTAATTCATTATATTTTATCACCTTAGGATCGTGGGAGCATCCTAAATCATCGCGCCAAGTAAATACATTACATTTTTCATCGGGTATATTTGGATCTGTCACCCATGATGAGTAGTCTATGTTATATGCAATTATGGTTGAAGGGTATAACGAGGCGAAATCAAAGGGAAGAACTCGTTCATAATTTCCAGCGATTGGTGGAAAGACATGAGCTCCTACATATCTTTCATTTTCTTTTGTAACATATGCATCTTTTTCAACAACTATATTTTGATACATACAATACTTATAAATTTGTGAGTAAACTTTTTTTTGTTGACCTTGTGTAAATACATCAAAAATAGAAATGTTTGTAGTTTTAGCCATTTCTGCTAATCCTACCCATGCCTGTAATTTATCCATAAGCTTTACCACTAATATAGAATCTTTGAGACAATATTTTCCGCATAAAGACATAGCTTTAATAGCTTTTTT